GTAGAATCGGTCAATTCGTAGTAATTACTAACTTGCAATTCACGTACAACTTTCAGTAAATCAATTTTTTTCATTTTACAGAATTTATCCATATCATCTTCAATCAAAGAATTGATAATATGTGCAGGTGATGGGTTCATCATATTAAGCCACATTCATTGTTTGGTTTTTAAACACGATAAATTGAATACGTTCAACGACCGAGTTATTGAAACCACCAATGTGCCATGCATATTCACCGAGTGGGGTTTCATAGCATTTCCAGTCATAGATGGTTGCAACCTCACCATCTTCGAATTCAATAATCCATTCGACCGTGGTTTTATCACCGCCTGAAGAATATGTTGGTTCACCAAATACTTTCACCAGTTGGTGATAGTAGGAACTAACATAACCTTCTAAATGTGTGCCGTTTGCGGCATGGCCAGCATCATCAGATTTAAGGGTTTTGAATTTCATCATATTAAGCAATCTCACGATTTTCCATCATTTCGGCAAGAATAAACTTGGCGATATTCAGGTTTTTACGAATAGACTCAGGCATACCATTGTGGCGACCTGAACCCAACAATTCTTGGCAGTCTGATAGAATACCCATCACAACCATTTCCTGACCCGATACCGAACCAGTCAAGCTTTGCATATATTGTTTCCGAATTTCCTGTTCGGACATACCGTAACAGCGTTTTTCAAATTCCGTCATTTTCAACCTTTCACAATTTAAGATACCATTATAAAGCATCCTGCCGATTTTGGCAAGTAACTTTAGAATGGTGTTGTTTTTTTACAACACCTTCTTTTTACAGTCCCATCAGTTTTAACCTGAATAGCTGACCTAGAGTTGGTTTCAAACCCAACTTTTTCCTGAGCAGTTGCCCGAGCGTTTTCTTTTGTTTCATATCTTCCTCCCTTGTCCTTGTTTCATTATTAAGCAGCTTTCAGCATAATTGTAGGATACTTAACGAAGCCGGTTGTATCTTTTTTCGCTTTACCTTTGGCATACAAACCGACAACCACGCCTTTGGGGTCTAAGAATCGCAGGTCGGATTCGTCACCATTGAACACAGGACGGCCGAGATAGGTTTCTGGCATTGCTACTGTTTTCTTCAAACCAAAGACAACAGCAACGTTATAACCTTGGCTAATAGCACGATGTACATCAGCGTCATTGCCATCAGCAGCGGAAAAAGTAAGTGAATAATTAGAAATGCCAGACACACGGCGACCGAGAATTTTAGAATAGTCATAAAATTGTACATTAGGGAAAGCCTCAAAAATGTTAGAATACTCAATACCGTCAACGTTTACAGAATACTTTTCCCACGCAAGGTCGGAAGTACCGTTAAGACGAAAAACGGGAATGAGACCTTTTTTAGCAGATTGTTTAATCGCCAATTTGATATCAGCAACTAACCATTCCATAAAACCATTACGTTCCTCAAAGAACATTTGAGTTTTACGAATCCGTGCCTTTTGAATAACGTTTGTATTCTCGCCACGCTTGAACATACCGCCACGACCTGCCAAATTAAGGCAAGCATCGGTACAACCAATTGTACGCTTTGCACAGGTTTCATAACCTGACAATTTAGCAGGAGCAAGGTGTAGAATGTAGGTCATATAACCAATTTTCTCACCTTTTAAGGTTTTGGGGTTACCAACAGAAAACAATTTCAATTCAATCTCCAATCATTACAAAATCAACCATCATTGTATATGAAACCTACCATTTTGGCAAGCGTCATATAAAATGATGTTGTATAAAAACAACACCAAATCAATTAATTACACTATTTCCAATTCACAAGCATCCATAAAATCCAACACATTGCAACGATAAGCAGTAGGATCCAAACGCTTCAAAATGTAGGAAGGATCAAAAGTGATACCGCCCACCATAATGGGACCTTCACAATCATTCAAAACCTCATCATAACGCATACAAGCGTCAGCGTAAGAAATAGTAGTTTCAATCATAATAACTCCATCAAAAATGTTAAAAAGTGCAAAAAAGTGTCAGGAAGTGTCGCAGGAGCTGTCGCAGGCATGGTGTCCGCTTTGAGTCTTAGACTTTATGCGAGATCCTGCAAAGCTTCCGATATTATTCGGAAAGTATTTCAGCGCCCCGCTCAATATCTAACCGCTCTCTAGCAGATACACTCAGAAGGAATTCTAAGCGCTCTGCAACCGCCATATTATGAAAACACAGCAATTCGGCAAGTAAAAACAATTGCCGGTTGTCGAAGCGCAGGATTTTATCCATTGCTTCTGTAACCTCTAAGGGTTTCACGTTATGCATTAACCAGCTCCTTATAGTGTATTATGGGTTCAGCAAAGGTAATTCTACCTTCAAAATCCAATTGTGACTTTTCATACCAGCTGAGATAATCTTCAGCTTCGACCGAATAACCAATGATAGCTTCCAAAAAAGCATCATTAGCGACCTCGATTTTACCACGCAGCGATTCTACCACAGCTGCGATATCGGCACCAGCAGGCACACCGAGCACTTTATACTCAGCGCCACCTTTTGGTTTCCAGTAAGCTTCTGAACCAGTCAAAAGCTCACCATCGACCCACGCATAATTTTCGTGGATCTGGGTTTGAATTACAAGCATAAAATCTCCGAATTAAACCAAAACAGACAAAAGCAATTGGCGAGCAAGCTCAACGGTGTTATGCACAGCAGGAATAACCGCAGCATGAGCATAAGCGCCAATAAGCAAACAAACAAAACCAGTCAAAATGTGCATAATTTATCCTTTCAAATTATCAGCCATTATATCAAAACCAACCAAAATGGCAAGCTTTGATATAATAGCTGACCAAAACGGTCAGCTATTATCGATTAAGCGCTAACGCTTGTTGGTTTACGTTTAGCAACCAAAGCTGCAGCAATTGCATTAGCTTCAGCACCAATCGAAACCTTCACAGCGCTAGGTTTTTTGTTGGCTTTGCGAGCAGCAGTACCAACGGGGTTTTGCTTATCGAGCAGCTTTTGCAATTTAGCTTTAGCTTTCTCAATTGCAGCCAAGCGCTTCTGCTCACGGCTTTCGGTTTTTGCAACCTGAGCAGCAATGCGCTCAGCACGTTTAGCAGCAGCCAGGTCCCGTTTAATTTCACGGTCAGCACGGAGAGAAGCACGCAAAGCAGCGATAGCAGCACGCTTTTGGTTAGAGGTCAAGCCGTTAACCGAAGCGCAGGGGAAGGTGTAGTTGGTCATATAATCTCCAAGAAAATGACAGGTTGAAAAACTAATCGAATGAGACAATTATACAGGTTCCGATGGTTTTGGCAAGCATTTAATAATACTTGACCAATTTGGTCGGGATTGTTTTTTGTGTCATTCGCTTTGAACATGGGAGCAATTATACACGGATTGGCAGGAATGGCAATAGTTTATTTTGGCGCTTGTAAGCTATTGATTTTATTGAGGTTAATACTTGAGCGGAATAGTCAAGTATTAGCGCTGGTGCGCTTAGGGGGGTCTGAAAATGAAAGTATTACAAAAAGCGCTTATGTAATTATATTGTAATACTCTAAGAAAAAGCCCTCCGAGGTCAAACTCTTTTTTTCCAAAAAGTTTTTTCTAGGAGGAACTCAAGGATTTCGAAAATTTTTTTCGGAGGTACTATATGATGTTGGAAAATTTTCCTGGAGGGTGTTGCGCTTCCTTGCGAATTCTATGGCTTCTGATAGGTCCGCAGACTCATAACCTTTATCAGTAGGTTCTTCAGTAATCCAGTCTGGTTTCTCTACTTCGATTGCCCAATGGATTACGCACCAGTCATCGATACAGGTCTTTTCGTTCAGGTCAGGTGCAGCCATATTCTGTACCATCATACCACACCAGTAAGGATAGTAAGCATTTAAGATTTGTTTCTCAGACCAGAGTTCTACTACGTGTTGTCTGTATTCACCTGGAAAAGATATTTCATAGTACTTCATTCTTCAACTCCAAAATGTTCTCGAATCAAATCACCCTGTGTCTTACCACCTTCAGCAAGTATCCAATCAACTTTGCCAGCACATTCCTTGACAATCAACTCTGCGAGGATTTCATCATAGATACCACGAGTTTCGCTACATTTACGGTCAGCTTCTGCAATTAGTTCTCTAATTCGTTTGTTCATGGATTGTTACCAAAGTAAGTGCTACGGTTTCTTAGTTGTTGGTCAACAGAAACCTCTTCAACTCCGAAATGAGTTAAAATAAAACTGCCTGCCGAATTCCATTGGTGTGAATTGATTGTTGCAATATCAGCACATTCTTTCACAATCAATTCCGATAACTTTTCAACTTGTTCTAAGGACATCCATTTTCCACTAATGTCTGTTCCAGTCTGTTGCATCATTTCTTTAATTTTTTCGTTCATAATAATACCTGTACATTTTTACATAATATGCAAACCGAATAGGTTCATGAATAGGACTAGGAAGTTCTCCAAAGATTCTCTCCATATCTTCTAATACTTTCATCAGTTCATCATCCGTCATAGAATTTTTCTTCTTTCTCCGGTTCTTCGCAAGTCATTGGTCATACAATGTATACCACCTTCCCAGAATCCTGAATGTCTTTGTGGTACGGCATGACAATGAATATTCATATTGTCCATGGCATCAAACAACGCAGGCACTTCGGATGAAAAGATAACATTGTGCGAATCAACCACTAGAACATTGGTATGGAAGTGAACCGCTTGGTCATATCCAGTCCATTGCGAAACGTAGGTCTTAATCCACTCAGACTTATCTTCAGTAAACGATTCTATCAGATTATATGCGTTTTTGTCAAGCTCATATTCATCCTTAAACTGGATGATGTTCTTGTCTCTGAGAACTGGAGGAACCCAATCAATCGACTTGCAGAATACCGTATTGTCATCAGTCATAAACCAACCGTGGTCAATGTGACCCCAATTACCATAGATAAACGAATCATTGTCAAACACTCTGGTATCTTTAGGTAGATTCTTTTTCATCCACTCAAAGCCTAGTTGAGTACCAGGTCCTTTAACATTGGTTATAATCGAATCACCACAACGAAACATTGTGGCACCATGCCAAAGTAAATCAGGTGAATTCTGATATATTGACATACCTTGTTTCCACCACTTAGGAACCGGCTCACGTTTCATCGGAGGCGGTGCAGAAATCCAGTTGTATCCTTCATTAAAGAACTTTTTGAATGTGTCAGAATGGGTCAGAGAATCATAGTAACGATTTGAAATGGATGTATAGAGATTGTATATTGTATCTCCATAAACAAAGTACTGGTCTCTCGCAGGCACCAGAGGACACTCAGGAACCCTTTCAAACTTTGGTCGGTAAACCTTGACGTTGAGTTTCTCCAGATAGGCTGCAAGACTATTCAAGTCTTCCTTGGTCTCCCTTCGAATTGTATCAAAGTCAGCCACAACCGATGGCTCTACGTCCATCTGAAGTGGTCCGGTATAAATGTCGGAAACAATTATATCGGTTAAAGGATCCCAATTAGTCCAAATCATGTCGGAAGCGCTTGAAAAACATTAAGGGTTATAAAGAATTCTATCCACCATAGATTCCCCATTTTCTGAGGCATAATGTTACTATAAGTCCTATAACATATACAAGTATAAGGAAACCCATGAAGTAACACAATATCTCCATTAGATTTTCTCTGCAACCATTTTGTCACCCATGTCCTCACCAAAAGACAAATTCTTGTGATGTACTTTGATTAGACCTTTACGATACAAAGATTCCAAAACAACAAAGGTACCAAATGAGTTTACCCTAGTTGTCGCTTCTTCTATAGTTTTAGAACCACTCAGGCCTTCGGCAGACACTAACATCTCAGTAATCAAAAGCAGGTCTTCCATGTTCTGTTCTTCGTTGACCGCTTCAAGTAGAAAGTCAAGGTCGGAATCGGAAAGACCTAATAGAAAATCTCCCACAGTCATATACGATTCATTCATCAAAGTAGATGCCAACAATTTGGTGACAGCAGAAGAATTCTTATCTTTTATTACCGCATTTAGGTTGACGGAATAATCTCCATCCATTGATTCAAAATCATCATTCATCATCTTCACTCCATTGGCCAGTTTTGTTACGTTCATGTGCTGCATCTTCACCATAGGCTTCGTCAGCGTGGGTTTCACACAAAGTTCTATGCCAACCTTGGTGATAGGTACGACCAGGAGAACCACATTCCTCACAGGTACGATAACTCATACTCTCAGCAAAACTGATATAGTTATAGTGTTTGTCTGATGAACCTTCAACATAGAATCGTAGTCCACCAAACTTCTCTTTTACTTGAGAAGCAACGGGAACTTTGGCTCTTTCTTCTTCCATTTCAAGGCGTGATTTTTCAAGTTCTTCAGGTGTAATTGGATTGCCATTTTTCCATGGCCAAGAACCACCATTGTTATAGTATTCGGTGATTCTTTCATAACGTCCTTCGGCTCTGCGGAAATCAGAAACCAAATGAGCACAAAGAACATCAAGTATATTAAACCAACCATCACCACAATCAAAACCCCAACACATTGCGGTTTGATTCATAGGCGCATGGCGATTCTTAAAAATCTCTGGATATTTTGCACATAGTGCTTCATCAAGTTCTTGTCTCATAATATAAAAGTCTTTCAGGCTTGTGGATAAGAAACTGGTTTAAAAGGAGTTTTAGTTGGAATCGATTGACCGTCTTTGGCACAAACTGTTGCAAGATAGTTAATGAGAATCTTTTTCACTTCTTCATTCTTTGCTTCGTCAATCAACTTAACACATTCTTTGATTGCTTCGATTTGCATTTTTATTCCTCATCAGGATCTTCAAATACCAAAACAATATCAGATTCACGCATCATAAAATAATCAATGCCTTCTACCTTTACTTTACGACCAGCATTCCAGTTAGGAAGAATTTTGTCGCCAACTGCAACTTCGGTTACCAAAGAACCAATTGCATGGACTAAACCACGATTCGCTTCTGTTGGGTCAGCAGATGTTAGGATAATTCCAGATTCTGTTACTTTTTTCTTCTCAATTAATTCAACCATGAGAAAATCATTAAGTGGTTTTAAATTCATATTATTCCTTTGGATTAAAATATTTTTCAAACAGACCTTCAAGTATGGTCATTAAATCTTCTTCATTCATGGTATTATCTTCACTTAGTCTATCTTCTAAAGGAAGAATATCCCAACTATCATTCTCTACATCATACCACGCATAGATACAAACTTCTTCCTTTGGCCTATGTTGAATCATAGAACCAAAGGTGAAAGAAAATACATCATGTTCTGGAAATGAAAAGTCCTCGGTCAAGCTATCTTTATGAATGAAGATAGCATAAGATTCCATATTCTTATTGCCACCTTCTGTATAACGATATTCACCGTTCTCATCTTCATCCTCAAGGTCACCATAACCATCAAACATAATTTTAACTTCTGAAATATCGGAGATATCTTCTCCAATATTCAAGTCATCAGCATCACGCCACATGGCATCAAGGAATAATTCCAAGATTAGATTATAACGTTCATAATTGTAGTCCATTTTAAACCTCTACAACTTTCAATTCAAAAGAATCAGCTCTACGCTCATAGTTAATATAACCACGGGGATTACAAACGACACGGGTAGAACCAACCATGTAGTCAAAATCTTCATGTGTGTGACCATGAGTCCACAATTTAATTTGTGGATGTTCCATGATATAATCATTTAAGTCGGAACTGTAACCACCATTCATAAGTTCTTCATCCTTATATCGAGGATGTGTAGATGCTTTGCTTGGTGCGTGGTGACCAACAACAACGAATTTCTGGTCAAACTTACCTTCAATCACAGTCTGAATATAACCAAGCATTTCTTTGTGGTCAATAACTGCATCTTCTGGTGAAAAAGTTGAAACACGGGTTTTGAATTCATGACCATTTTTAATCATAGATTTCCCACCATTTGTAGTATCATAGATGTAATCACCATTCTCATCTTTCTTATAGACTGGTACTTTGTAATTGACAACACGATTACTATTCTCCACACAACGGAAGTCATTCATCATTCCACGAATATGTCGAAGCGTCATTGAATCTTCTTTGTTCATATCGGTCCACAATGTACCACCAATGAATGTTACATCATCAATCTTTTTAGATTCTTTATCAAGCAAATAAACATTGCTCAACATATTAGAAGCTAACATTGATTTTAGTATGGTTGCACTTGTAGCAAAGTCACCATGATAATGTTCATGGTTACCCATGATAAAGATTACGTGTGGAAATTGAGATGAGCAACGCTTGAAGAAATCAGCAATGCGATTACTTTTTGCGCCTTCCATAATATTGTTTGGGTCTGGTTTACCAACATCAGCAGCCACACAGATATCTCCACCGAGAATCAGTACGTCAGCGTTTTTAGTATTTTGTAAGTTGATATCACCAAATTCCAGATGAATATCTGAACAGATTGCGATTTTCATTTTATAGATCCTTTTATAACTAGTACAATATCATATCACAAATGACACGACTTGGCAAGCACTTGTTGTAAACAAACAACAAACTTAGATTTTAAACATATCTTCGTATGTATAATTTCTTTCCATCAATGAAGATGGATTTTTCAAATAGTATTCAGCAGCATCACCATCTCTGGCTTTACCTAGTTGTATACCGAAATTGACGTTATTGGTTTTACGGAAAATGTCAACAATTTCTTTAACAGTTCTTGTATCACCATATGCCAAATTTTCAATTTGATTTGTTGGATTATCAATTGCTTTAACGATTGCACGGCAAATATCCATTACGTGTACATATTCACGCACACACGTACCATCTTTGGTTGGATAATCCACACCATGAATTTTAAATGTATCTGTTTCTTTCGCTTTAATTAGATTAGCCAGAATACCATCAGGATTTGTAGGCTTAATTCCGTAATGAGAACCAACAACATTATAGAAACGGAATATTGTATAGTTCTTTACTCTATCACTAATATAATCTTCTACAACCTTTTTAGATATTGCATATGGTGAGGACATTTTTTCGGCTGCACCAGTAGAAGCGAAAACAAAATTATGTGTACAAACTTTATCAATGATATTGAATGAACCACGAATGTTTGTGTCATAGTATCTTGCAGGTTGTTCCACAGACTCTCCAACACGCACAAGTGCAGCCAAATGAACGACAGCATCAAACTCAACAGGATAATCACAGATGCCTGTTGAAATGTCTTTGATGTTTATTCCGTAAAGATATGGTGACATACTGGCGGAATAGTTTGTATCAACGCCATAAACATAATAACCTCCAAGTTCGTTCAGATAACGCACAAGGTGTTGGCCAATATATCCACTACAACCTGTCACCATAATTTTTTTCATAATCAACCTTTAAAAATATTTGACCATTTCTCTAATTTTTGTCTTTTGAGTCCTGATGCATTAAGCAATTCTTTGCGGTCAATCATACCAGATTCAACCATCAATTCAATCATACAATGTAAGTCGCCAAGTTCTTCGGTTAAACGTTCTTTGTTGGTTCTTTCATTATGTTCAGCATCCATACCAAAACGAAACACTTTAGATATTGCTTGGGTGACTTCCGCACATTCTTCTTGTGTAATCAATAAAACTTCCCTATCTACATCTTTCATAATCACTCATTCAACAATGTTAAAGGTTTATCTCCAGATACATAATCTTCGGCCAAATCTTCAGCCTCTTGTAATGTAGTGAGTTTGTAATTTGCGACTATAGAAGAATTTTCATATAATGATACATTATAAATGAAAGATTCTTTGTCAATAAATGCCCGTTTGGGGCCGTTAATAAATTCTGAAATTCTATTCATTGATATACTCCTTATGCAATCATTCCAATGAAACGGTTTAATACGATACGATTTGAAATTCGATTTCCAGCAAATTTGGAAAATGCTGTAGCCAAACTTCTAGTTGTTGCGTTTTCTTTTACTTCGAACTCAACATCCTCATCTGTATCTAGGCTATTTGATTTGATGAGATAATATTCATCATATCCAGCATTAGTTATCACATGATTTTTACTTTTACGGAATTCACTCTTAATGTTTTCAATATGAAGTGAGGAAGCAGTTTCATAGAAATCACGCAAATTTTTATTAAAGTCACGACCAGAAAGAATATAGAATCCAATTACATTACAACCAGTTCTTGCTTTCAACAATTTCAGGTAAGCAGCAGTTACTTTTTTATAAGTGAATTCTGTAATGGTTTCTTCATTTCTTGTCTTTGGATCACGGATGGTGAAAACACGGCTACGGCGATGGCTATAACCAGATTCTTCATACGAATTGGCATCACCATGCAAAATTCCATGCGGAGTGTTAAAGTAAACATCAGTCAAACGATGGCCATCACCATCAGTCAAAAATACGGTATTGACAATTTGCAATTTGTATTGTTTTTGGAACTTTGGGATAATTTCCATAGCAGCAATAATTGCTTCGTTTAATGGTGTACCACTCAATTCCATAAAATCTGGACAACTGTTGCGATAACGATTACTACGCAATTCTGACATATACAACATAGCAGAGCAAGCATAAGAATATTCTGTTGCTGACATTTTGCTTGAGAATACATTCATCAATCGGAAATCACCAATCTTGATATCACCAACACTTGGTTGAAATTTTTTCGGCATTTCTTCATCCCAATAACTCTGAGTGAAAGCATATACTTCAAAAGGAATATTTACTTTCTTACAGAACATTGTCAAGTTAATCAATTGCTTAACAGTATTGTCAAGGTGTTCGGTCATACTACCAGACCAATCGATGAACATAACAAGACCATGAGATTTTCCACCTGGAATAACGGAGATTTTCTTAAAGATATCTTCGTTAAACTTATATGAAAAAAGTTTGCTCATGTTGAGGTCACCAGTTTTGGCAACAGTCGCACGTTTCAACTGGTCGGCGTTCTTACGCATTTCAAATTCTTTTGCAAGATAAGAAACAATCTTTTTGGCATCATTACGAACCTTTTTATAAGTTTCAGGTCTGATGCCAAGATTATCATGTTTGTCATCACAATATCTTAATGAAACATCTTCCATTCCTCTACGATAACGTGGCCACAATTTTTTGTATGAAACAATATAGTGTTCTTCGATTTCAGGAATATTTCCATAATAATATGAACGGCTATCATCAGCGAAAAGCTTTGATTCATTTCTGTGATAATTTTTATCAGTTTCTGATTCTATTTCTTGTTCTTCACCAGAACCTTTTGTAGTTTCGCCAGCTGAATCATTTGAACCATTCTTATCTTCACCATCATCTTCAGGTGGTGTGAAATCTTCATCATAGTCATCATCCGATTCACCATCGATATCTTCAATATCGCCATAGTGTGGATCGTAATCATCTTCATCATCATCTTCCTCATCAGCTTTTGGTGCAATGTGATTTTTAGATTTTTCTTCTTTTTCCGTTTTCAGATATTCCATGACTTTTTTAGTCACAGTCAAAACGTCATCATAAGATTCAGTAGTTTCAATATCTTGGACTAGAAGTTTTTCAACTTCATTGAAACGGATGCCTTGTTGAGCACCGCCTTTGAAGAAAAGATTGGCACGGTCAATAAAGTTCATATCATTAAGGTCGAAACCGTTCGTGCCAAAGAAATCTTTGGAAATCAGTTCATTATAACCTTTGATAAAGGATGAACGAATTCCAGGATATTTGGATTTGATTTTGCGTTCAATACGTGCATCTTCTACAACGTTTGCAACGCTAAGGGAAAGTTTACGTTTTTTTGCTTCTTGCAAACCTTCAAGTGGTGTATAAAGAGCATGGCCAACTTCATGTCCCATAAACAAGTCATATAATTGACCTGAAATATTTTTGTCCAACATAGGAACAACTAAAACACGATTTTGTACATCAAAGCAAGCTGTTTGAACTTTGCGTTGTTCGATGGTCAAGTTTTCTGTTGCCATCAACTTAGCAAGAAGCGATTTAGATTGAATAAGTTCCATGTGTTCTCCGAGTTAATGATATATTATCTCACACCTGCAAGATAATGGCAACAGCAAAGTTTGGTAGTGTTGTATCGAAACAACAACTATTCTTCTGATTTTGGTAAAGCGGTAAGATAGATTTTTCCGTCTTTTACTTCCATCATTAGAGCTTGACCTTCTTTCCAGTTTTGATATTCCAAGATTTCTTCAGGAATGGTAATTACTACGTCACCAGAACCATCATTGGTATCTTCAACTATTGAAGTATATATTTTATTAGCGATAGATTGCTGCGAGTGTCTCATAGTCATTCATTGCTTTTTCATGTTGACCTAAAACTGCCCATTGGCGAACAACGTTATCTAGCAGTTTCCAAGCAGGAACATCATCTCCGACAATTTCCTCATTTGTAAAAAATGGAGTATTTGATAAATTTTCATTCATATCGATTATTTAACCTTTAAAGTGTTTTTTAAATTCGAAAAGAGCTCTCTGGCAATCTTCGGTTCTTCTTTTGCAAGAAAATATGCTACATCTACAGTCGGTACCTTTCTTAAATTATACAAAATTTCATCAATTCCTCGGATAATTTCATCTTCCTCATGTTTAGAATACATTTTTACTCTCCTGAGTCGAAAATTCAGAAAAATCACGCTTATGTTTGACTTTCCGAGTGTATTCTACATCATTTTTATGACGTTGTAAAGGCTTTATTGGTGTACGACACACAGGACGTTGCAATTTTACAACAAAACTCAATTTTTTCTTCATTTTTTATCGCCTCATCTTTGAAATTTCTACAGCTTCTTCGGTATTAAAGACGGGAACAGCGTTTGATTTGTGTAAAGTTGCAATTCCGAGCATTTTATCGCCAGTATATGGAATATTGCTTTTTTTAGTGCAAGGATCCATGTTTGTGGGATTTAAGCTGTTTATCCTGACTGATTCCCGACCAGGCGGAGGTGCCAAATTGGGGAAGCCAGTCGATGGTTTAGATTTAATCTTGGAACCAGAAATGGAAAATTTGGTAGTGGTATTATTAATCGTGTTTAACCATTGTTCGTACTGCTCACGAACAGCCTTAGGCTTTTTCTTTGGTTTTGATTTTCGAATATAACCGTACACAATCATGTTAGTCCCCGAGTTAAGAGACTGATAGTATACTATAGGGAGAGGTGTTTGTCAAGCGATATCTTGGCAGTTGTTGTTTCCATGCAACAACCATTTCATAATATATCCTAATATAGGTAGCTGTTATTATTATCAAACAGCAGCATACCTACTTATCATAAAAAATCACAAATTTTTAAACTTTTTTGGTAAACTTACTTTAGAATTGTAATATTCATCTTCAAATCTCATTTTTTTGAACTCTCTGTTTTTAGAGTGTTCTTCTTTTACTTTTTTCTTTTTGACGTAAAAAAATTCATCTTCGTAATCTTCATTCTTACGAAATTTACCAGCGAACTTTGACACTTTCTTGCTCCTATTTTATGATTTCAAAGTTAATACCACGAATACGTGTTTCGGGTGAGTTGAACATATCTCTTTGTGAGATATATGTGATATTTGAGTTCTCATAACAGATTTTTACGATTTTTAATAATTGACATACTGTACCATCGGTATCATCGAATCGGAATACCTCATCAACGAATTTTAAACTTTTTAAAATTTCCACTCTGGTAGAGTAAGATTGAATAATTTGATTTTGTGATAGATTTTGTAGAATGTATTTGTCGGTGTGTATACCGACAGCAAGCCAATTTCCTTTTTTCTTGCATTGCTTTAAGAAATTTAAATCAATAAGAGTAAGGGGATTGTATGTGCCAGCTGTTACTATTATTTGGTCTTTTTGTTGCATTTAAGCATTTATGGTAATAGATCCGGGAATGCTTCTTTCACAAACTTATAATCTAAACCTTTAACGCCCAAATCTTTGTTGAAGATACCGATAACAACTTCGGCTTCTCTTGGTTCAAGTGATTCTAACAATCTCAATAACAATTCTTCTCTTTTTCGAGGATTCAAGTTGTCCGCTGTTCCATCACCTTTACGGAAAAGATACAATTTACGAATCTCTGTTGACAATTGCACCCTAGACATTCCTGGAATTTGGTTATCCATAGGCAACTGATAATCATGTGGCAACTCTTTAATGTGCCAATCAAAAGCGGGGTCAAAAGTTAATTTAAACACATCAACCAATGTTTTGGATAAATTGCGCTCAATTACTTGCATCTTATCTTTTTTAGATTTGGCAGACTCGAATTCGTCAAACACTTCATAAATATTTTTCATCAAAATTCCTCGATAACTTCCATTAAGTTTTTAAGTTTGTTCGCAACAAAGTAGTTTAGTAAATTCTGCTTTGAAGCTGGTTTAGTATCATCATAGGTATTTATGATTTTTTCTTTAACCGCATCTGGTATACAAGTTAGGTCAATTAAAACCTTGTTACGTGCATAACCATTTTTTGCCGATTCATCTTCCCAATCTTCAGCATTTTCATTAAGAAGTTTTTCGATATTATTTTTAGTAATAGGTTTTTGACGCAAATCGTTTACAAAACAATCAGCAGGTGAATAGATGTTTGGAATACCATCACCTTTATCACCACGAATGATTTTTTCTTTTAAATCTAAAAGTGGATTTTCCGACACAACATATTTCTTCATGGATGGATTGTATTGCTTCACATTATTACCATAACGTTGTAATTGCAAGAAATCACCATCCGATGATAAAATCAGAATCTTCTCATGTTGAGAATAAATTGGTACAAGTGTGCCAATGATATCATCAGCTTCCGCACCTTCAACATCGATTACTTTGTATGGGAAATTTTCTTTAAGTTCTTTTTTAAACTTTGCAAGCATATCGAAAATTAGGTGCCAGTCCAAATCCGACTTTTCACGATTTTTCTTACGATTTGCTTTATAGAAAGGAAAATATTCTTTACGCCAATATTTCCTATTGTCACAACAAAGAACGACTTCACCATATTCTTTGCGGAAGTTTTTCATATGAGTACGAATGATATTCAACACCATATGACGAATCAGATTTTCATCCAATTCAGAATTTTTTTGATTAGCTATTTGTGCCATCAGGCCTGCCAATAAAACTTGATTCAAATCTACGAGTAACATAATAAACCTTAATGAGTTTCAATATCGATAGTGTATCACACTTCACGCATTTTGGCAAGCAGCGGGTCGATAAAATTTTTGGAAGTGGTAGTTGTTCGTGCAATTATACCATACCAATTACAAGGTATTAATTGGGAAATGTAGGTCAATGGATCTGCCAAAATGGCATCAAAAGTATCCAGTTCTTTAACACTACCATCATCTTCATCATGTTGCCATAAAACGATATGGTAACATTTACCAATTTCATTTCCACCAACATCTTTTCCTGGATCTTTATATGTGTTCAATTCAACTTTTAATGTGTCATCATCGTCAGCAGGTATAAAATATAATGCATCAAATGTTTCATGTTTAAATTGTTTTAACGCTTCTAGCATTGTAGTCCTTTATGTGTGACTTCCTCACTCTTACCATAATCCATGTATTGTAAAATTCATCACCTTCTAGAACACTTCTATTGAATTGTTCTTTTGCTTCTAGGTAGCTACATTCACCTTTAGACTTACAAAGATGCAAGATTTTTCTTTCGAAATTTTCTTGTCCATATTGTAACACATCTTTATTGAGTATATCATTACTTCCATAATAAGTTTGCCAATTACTTGGAACTTTATAACGTTTCTTTTTACCTTTGACCTGTTTGGTTTTGGCAGAGTAAAATAATTTCTTGCCTATGTATTTCATACCATTCGTCTGATTAGTTATCAGATACACGAACCCGTAATTATCACCAATCAAATCTTCCGTAAAATCTATATCATTGTATTGCCAATTTAGTCCCATTTTTCCTCATCTTCAGAATCATCTTCATCCTCTATATAGTCTTCCGATAATTCTTCGATGGGTTCTCCGCAAAACGGACAGAATTCTGGCAATTCTTCTGATACAAGTTCTTCAACATATTCTACTTCATATGATGATTCGCAACTAGAACATTCTGCTGTTATTATTCTTTCTAGCATATAATTTCCTTTATTTCCAATACTTGGAATAATCTATTTTTTCCCAATAGGCTTGATTATTTCTATTCCAAAAATTTTTAATGAGATACCAAGCCATGCCAAAGTATCCCATTTTATCGAATCTTCTACTGTCTTGGCCAAAATAATGATTAATTAATTTGAATTTTTTAATATCATATTTTTTAGACAAGAAAAAATCCTCACTAGTTCCATATTTTTCTGAAAAACCTCCAAATTCCCAAAATTTGTCTGTTCTGGTTAACATGAAAGCACCAACAGCAAATGGAACTTTATATTGCATAATTTTGTTTATGAAATTGAATATCATAAACCCAATTTGTGCCCTTTTGTCTCCATCGTAACATTTTATATATGCACCAACCAGATCCAAATCATTTGATTCTAATTCTTTAACTGAATCGGATATAATTGTATTGGAAAAGAATCTTACATCACTATCTACAAACAGTATGTATGGTGTTGTTACAAGTTTGGCACCACTATTCTTTGCAAATGAAACTGATCCACCATCAATGATTTCAACGTTGAGGTCACTTTTATAAAAATTAATAACATCTCTTGTGTTATCAGTAGAACAATCAGCAATGATTATTCTTGTATTACCGATGTTTTGTTTATACAGATGCCATAATAGATGAGAAATATAATTTTCCTCATTCTTGCATGGTATCACAATAGTTATTTTATCACTTAATTCCATAGGTTTTTATGCTGCTCTACCCCAAACATCTTCCCATGTTCCGGATAATGCACCTTTGGCATAATCCGTTGCACGATTCTCAAAGAAATTCGTATGTGTTGGTGCATTAATCATTTCTTCAACCCATGGTAGTGGGTTACGTTTTACTTTATTAATACCTTTAAGACCAAGACTGATGAGCCTACGGTCAGCAATATAACGAATATACTGTTTAACATCAGCAGAGCTGAGTCCTTCCATGTCACCCATCGAAAAAGCAAGGTCAATAAACTTATCTTCAAGTTTGACCATGTTTTCTGCAATACTGTAAATCTTAGATTTTAGTTCATCATTCCAAATCTCATTATTTTCTTGTATATATGTTCTAAAGAGTTTAATCATTGATTCACAATGTTGTGTTTCATCAACAATAGACCAAGTAATGATTTGACCCATGCCTTTCATTTTACCATGGCGTGGGAAATTAAGTAACATAATGAATGAGGAGAATAACTGCATACCTTCTGTAAAGGCACTAAACACAGCAATGTGTGTTGCGGTATTTTCTTTTGTGGTATTTTTACTTGAGATATCTAGTACATAGTCATGCTTGTCCTTCATCTCCTGATACTCTAGGAACTCATTATAAGTGGTCTCCGGCAGGCCAAGTGTCTCAATTAGATGTGAGTATGCAGCAATGTGTAATGCTTCTCTCGCTGCGAATCCCATCAACATCATCCGTATTTCGGGTTGAGGGAAATAAGGCAAATAATTATTAACATAACCACCAGCAACATCAATGTCTCCTTGAGTAAAGAATCGGAAGATGTTTGTAAGGAATCTTTTTTCTTCATTCGTTAGTTTCTTTTTCCAGTCTTTAACATCTTCTGCCATTGGAACTTCGGTATGAAGCCAATGTGATTGCTCATGTTTCAACCACGAATCATATGCCCATGCATAATTAAAAGGTTTGAAATATGTTCTTTCATCCGTTAGTTT